CGCAGCCTTCAGCATGAGCGCCAATGCCACCATCAACAAATGTGCTCAGACCTTCTGCGTGGGAGCCGTGCGATGTATTTCTACATGTACCACCTTGGATATGATTGCTGTTAGTAAGATAATAGCCGCCTTCAGCATGTGCTCCAACTTGTCCAGCGAATGACATGTAGCCTTCTGAGTGTGCCACGAAATACAGAGCCGACGTGGCATATCCCTCTGCATGGGAAGATCCGCCGGCCGTGACTGATTTTTCACCTTCTGCATGGCTGTATACGCCATTGGCCTTCGTCAAATGTCCTTCTGCATGAGATCCATTGCCTAGCGCACTAGTCTGCCAACACTCGGCGTGAGCAACATATCCAGCTATGCTTTTATATCCTTCTGCATGCCCATAGCCGCATTCCGCTTCATTGGCATAGTTTGGAATAGTCTTGCATTCTTGTCCTTCAACATGGCTGCATGAACCATTTGCCTATGTTGATTTTCCTTCTGCATGGGAATCTTTGCCAATTGCTTCCGTGTTTTCGCCTTCGGCATGTGAATACCTTCCAGCCGAGTATGTACAGAACCCTTCGGCGTGTGAAGCCATGTTAGCTGCTATGCTATGTGAACCTTCAACATGAGCATATCTCACATCAGCAATGTTGTCGCGCCCTTCAGCATGTGTGTATTTTCCGACTGCTCTTGATGACCCGCCTTCAACATGCTGTGCATAGAAGTTCTTGACAACGGCATTTCCTATCTCAGGAAATCCTGCTACATAGAATGCATTGTCATCATTTTCCCACAAGTCAATGCATTGTGCCTCAGTCAATGATGACAACTTTGCTATTTCTGCTGAAAATTCCTGCTTCAAGTAGACTATGTTGCTAGCTTGGTCAATGCTAGATATCTAATATTTCAAAGTTTCGCCCTAACTGCTAAATGCAAGAGAGAACAATGCATTTGATATGCTGTTTGTGTCATTCAAGACAACTTTCAATGATTTGCTTACGCCAGTTGTCGGATCATATTTGACTCCAGCGCCAGCTGCATCATTGTTGAGAAGAGCTACAAGCTTGCTGATGTCTCCACTTAGCTTGAGTCCATGGTTGTTTTCACCGACTATTACACTCAATATGCAATATCCAAGCGATCCTGTGTGAGCTGGACCATAAGATTTTCCTTCGCCGTTGAATGCTTCTTCAGCCTAGATGAAAGTGTTCTTCTAACTATAATTGTATACATTTTCAGCATCAGTAGCTTGCACATAGTTTCCACCATACACTTTCATGTCGCCATCAACTACGCTCAAGTCATTGTGCCACACAACTACATCTCCAGAAAGACTGTTTGACAGTCTCTTGTCAACGTAGTTGCTGAGTCCAGCTTGACCGATTATTGACTCAACATCAATGTCAGTGACAATGTCATTGCAAAGTGTCAAATTTCCAAGAGAAGATAGAGTAACATTGTTCATAATGCTATTTACACCAATGAACAATTTGCATCATAAAGAGTTAATATCAATTATTACATCATCAATGCAGACCTCATTTGACTTGATGTCATTGAATTCAACTTCTGTCACTATGCACTCAATTCCATGCATATCACATTGCATGCAAATCACATTGCATGCAAAATTCTTCATAAGTCTCACATGATCGCATGATCTTAAAAAAGACATTGTAATCAAAACTGCAATCTTTGCTGTCAAACATATTTAATGCACTTAGACACAAATCAATTGATCTGAGTTTTTCCAACAGTCACAAGATCTGGAACTTGCATGCCATTCACATCCATCATGAAGTCTATATTAGCTACAGTGTTAGGCAAATCTACTTCTATCTTAGTCTTGACATTGTTCTTCAATGCATGCCTGATATATGCTAGAAGCTGCACAACTTGCGCAATCACTGTAGCATCGCCCATCAAATGGACATTTGTGTCAACTAAATTGTTGTTGTATGTATCTAACTCTGCTTGTGATTGAAATTGCATAAATATATTTTACTAGCAAAAACACATTGCACATTCACATCTAAAATGTAAATAAAAATGTTTAAACAACATAAGAGAGAAAAAACATGGCAAACAGTTTAGCTAAGTTCCTTCAAGCAGCGACAAGTGACACAATTCGCAACACTAACACATTTGAGATTGAAGCATCATCTGGATATGATGATGTTGATGCACTTTTAGAGAAGACAATGCTTTTTGGACAGAACATCAACATTCCAACTCGTGGCATTGAATATGCACCAGTGTCATTCAAAGGATATGAAGTGCCAAACCTTGTGCCAACTCGTCTGACAATGGAGACTGAACACACAATGACAGTCATTGCTGACATTGCCGGTGAACACAGGCGTGTATTCTTGAGATGGATGAATCACGTGATGAATGCTGACATCACAGGTGGATCACTTTTTGAGGGAAATCGCGGTGTCAATGAGAAGTCAATCATCAGAATTCGCTTGTTTGACAAAATGAACAAAGAAGTGACTGAGACATATCGTTTCTACAATGTCACAATAACAAACGTTGGCGGCATCACACTTGACTACAATGGCGGCGATGTTGCTAAATTTGAAGTTCAGTTCAAGTCATCTTTCTGGGAACTAGAGAATCCAAAAGAAGGCGGATTGCTTAATCAGAAGTGATTTTAAACAATAATAAATAAAATGCAAAATGCTCTCTGCAATAGAGAGCATTTTTTTGTCATACAATCGGCTCAATGTTTGTCATGATAGCTGATGTGTTTGATGAAAACATCACAATCGGCGACTTGTAATCATGAGTGCTGTGGGCTGCAAAATCATCAATGAAAGACAAGACATCTTGGACTTTAAAACCATAATTAATGAGCAAATTAACAAACTCATCATGATTCAATATTGGTCTACCATCCATAGAGTATCCTATGCATGCATAGGATATATCTATATGCCCAAGCCCCATATGCTTCCAGATGTCATCTATAGCCTTTTTGTCAACATTCTGGTTAATCGGCTTAGTTGAATTCTTGTCATCTTTGCCTTTATGTTGTTTTTTCTCTCTAGCCATGATGTCTCCTGCATTTTCATATTCATAGGGAACTATTGACATATCTTTGACTGATGCATGCACGCGGCCAATTTCATTTGAGAAAACAGCGCCTGAAATATGTTTAATATCTGTCATTAATATCTTATATGATATACGTCTAGAAACACATCAATTGCGTTCCCATATGACATTATTTGGAAATGTGTAGACAGAATCAGCGTCAATAGTCCAATATATTTTGTCAACATATGGCTCAAGAGAGCAATTTCTGTCAACTTTTCCATAGAAATCTCCACTTGTTGACAAATACGGTGTTTGAGCTGTTCCATATTCACATGTTGACAGTGGATATCTGTGCAAATATTCATTGATGTCATACGCATATGGATCTGACAATGAATATTCTGACACGGCTGACATATATTGAGAGCTTGAAAGATATCCAGAGACATTAGTGTGAATGTGAGGACCGAAATCACCATTGTCTACACTCTGTATGTAGCTTTGAATGTCATGTTGTCTAGGCACGACATAGAATCCGAAGTCAATCTTGTTGATTATTGGAATGCCGTCATACACACTTATGTCACTTGATGTCTCAACTGGAACTTCAACACTTATCCACTGTGGAATCTCAGCTGACATGGCTTTGTCTGGATATCTCTACTAGAAGTCATCTATCTAATCTGATGGTATCTCAACAACGATGTCTGACAAGACTGAAGACATCTATGATGAAATGACTGTAGCTGGCTTGAGCTTAGCTTTTGCCATTCCAGCAAACAGATATGTCTTGAATACAAACTAGAAAGTAGCAGTAGTAATGTCATCTTGTGCAGAGTCTGGTTCATCCGGATGATCTTCAGACACACTGTCTTGCATGACAATTTGATTGTTCATCTTGATGCCTTCATACTTCGGATGCTCACATGTGACATATATGTCGCTGTTGAAGAACACCATGAAGTTAGAAGCAATCATGTCAATGTCACTTGGATATTTTGACACAATTGTGACTTCATAATCAATGTCAACTGGAACTGGAGTCATCAACTCATACTTGCGATTTGCTGGACCTAGCTCAAACTTCACTTCATTATGCAAATTGTTGAGACGCTCTCCATTACGAGAGTATCCAGTGCGGTTTATGATGATCATTGGCAAGCGCATGTTGCCGCGTTTCTCTGGATTCTCAAGCCCTTTCAAGATTCGAGAACGCTGACCAAGCATGCACTGCACAAGAATCTACTTCTTGCTTCCATCGTCTTGAGGACGGTCAATGCGGATGTTAGAAAAGACATTTTTAAACAAGAGCGACGCATATGCTAACTCCATGTTATATGATTGAAATTCCATACTTGTTATTTACTTTATTAAATAAAAAATATAAAGCTCGCTATGCTTTAAGAGTAATATTAAAGTAAGAAGCTCAAAAAAATTCTTATCACAAACTAAAATAAAATGGTTGTCCCATCCCCTTTGCCACGAGGAATCCTTCGGGTTAGAGCCGAATGTGTTATTAGGCATTGCACCATGGGACAATTGAATTGGTTGCCCCGCCCCGATTTGCACAGGGACTCCCTGGATTAGAGCCAAGTTTGCTGCTATTACAATTACAGGGCATCATAATAATATTTTACTTATTTTTGCATTTTTTGACAAAATCTATGCCATAAATTTCATTTACATACGACATATATTCATTGCATTCTGACTGCAAAATAATCTTGACATTATTTGCAATCATGCACTGGTGCTTAGCCTCATACAGTGCATCTTGAGAGTGATCATATGGGTTGCACATAGTGCCGTCTTCTTTGAAGAAATGGTCTCCCTTTATCTCAACAATCTGCCCATCTACAATGAAATCAGGAATGTATTTATGATTTTTTCCGTCATGCATATATGATAATGCAAAATCTTGATTCACTTCAAACTTGATGTTGTTGTCTCTAAGCCATATGTAAAAGCACAATTCTTGCTTTGAATCAAATTCAAAGCTGTCATATTTGTATTTTGAAGCAGATTTAGCTCGTATGTATGCGCTCTGCATCGGCCATTCTACACCATTATTGTTCAAGCATGTCTGTTTGAACTTGTCTGTGTTGTTGTAATTCTCATTGCCATATCTGTCTTTCTTTGTCTGCTTTATTGCTGCTTTACATTGTGGTGTCTTGCGAACATTATCAGTACCATATCTATCAATGCATGTGCTTCTGTTCTTTTCCATATTGTTCCAATTTGGATCATTATGTAATCTGCAATTTGTAGCTTTTCTTTGTTGGACTATATTATCATAGTAGTGAATGTCTTCTTCCATTTTCTTCTTGACTGTGGCTTTTGTGCTTTCAGCTGCTTTTTTTCGTGCACATCGTGGACAAAAGCTTGAATACTTTGAATTTATCTGTAAATTTGTGCTTTCTCCAAATGTCAATCCACATAGTGTACATGTTGGAAATTCTTCAATTCCATTGATTATCCAGTTGCACTTCGTAGACAACTTATATTTTGAATTTGACAACTATGGCACGCAATTCTCTATCCAATCATGCAGATAGCTGAACTTGCTAGTTCTCAATAAATTGAAATAAGATCTTGGATGTTGTTTTGTCAATCTCTTCAATTCATCATAGAAAACAGAATTTATTTGTTCATAAATGTTCATTATTACAAAATATACAAAAATAAAGGGATCTTTAATATAAGATCCCTCTATATTGCTGCTGTTTCAATCTGTCATCAGAACAGCTCTTCCCAAGTTGCACCAGATGCTCCAATTATCCAGTCCACCATCAGATATTCAGCGCTCTTGTTCGGCACAACTCCTATAGCAATCTTCAGCTCATTGTTATCAATTACATTTTGTGTGTTGTTTGTCTCATCACAAACAATCTTATATCTGTTAAGACCGCCAGATCCAGACTGCCAGCATTCTTTGAGAATTGGCTCAATAGCGTCAACAATGCGCTGACGCACATATGCTGTGTTGTTCTCATATACAAAGTATCTTAGAACTTTGTACACCTGACGCTCAAGACGAAGCATCATACGGCGAACATTGACACGATCAAGAGCTGTTGGCTTTGTCTAGAATGTCTTCTGTCCCTCAAGCACAATTCCATCTTGTGGATAGTTGATAGCATAATTCCAATTCTTCTCATAAAATGCGCCTGCTTGCTTGTCATTTGGCGAAAATGCAACGTCTGTAGCTGCAATGATGCCGCGAGTCAAACCAGCTGGTGCAAGCCAGTAGTCAAAGTTAAGATCTGTGTTCACATAACATCCAGTTGCCTTGATTGATGGCGGACACCAGAAGAAGTCTCCAGTGTAGTCATCAGCCTGTTCAAACCAGTCTGCATATCCAGCACCATAGTTTGTGTTGATTCCACACATTGCTGGAATGTATGGAAGAATGTCTTTGTCAATTGAGTTAGTCGGCTTTGTGTCACGCACAATCTTCTTCTGTCCCTGAAGAACAAGTGGACGAAGTCCATCAGCTACAAACATGCAGTCTTTGCGTGTGTTCTTGCAGAAGTCATCATGCTTTAGAAGCACGGTCTTCCACATCTTCACATTAGAGTCTGTAGCTTTCTTGCACTTCCACATTCCAAGAAGTGAATTGCCGAGATCGTCAGTGATTGACAGGTCATATGGTCCCTTCTCACCAAATATTGCTTTGATGTATGAAGCAATGTTAGCAAGACCAGCATCAGGAACAATGTCAATGTCACGTTCATTTATGTCCGCTACCTTCTCAAAAGACTTGTTCATGCCGTCGAGAATTGACTTACTTATAGAAATGTCCTTCTTCGTCATCTAGCTGTAAAATCCAAGGCATGCTCCTGCTGCTGGAGGAGCAAGAAGTATGTCACAGCTGTCTTTGTAGTATTTCT